GTAAAGATAGTAACAGCTTCAGCTTTTGCCACAGTGGATCAAGAGGATGGCCCTTTAAAGCTAACCCTTGATTCTAAGTGTGAAACGACAATCGATGCACGCACAGTTGGACTCTCTGGAGACGACCACATGGGTATTTATGATATTGCTCAGAAGGAAAGCTTTTTGACTTCTTTCGATTGGGCAACTTATGAACAAGGTGATATACCGGGAACTACGCTGTTTTCGGCTAATGTCACGCCCTCTTTGTCAAATAACGTTGATGCCGATGAAGTGAACATGACTCCTATGGCTATGATGTCACAGTTGTTTACGTTCTGGCATGGAACAATCGTTATGCGATTTCAAGTAGTCGCTTCCAACTTCCACAAAGGTAGGTTGAGAATTCAATATGATCCGCAAGGTGTTACCTCGCTGGATGAAAATAAACAGTACACTGAAATTATTGATATTGCTGAGACGCGAGATTTTGAGATTTCCATTGGATGGGGTGTTTCCCGTCCTTTTCTGAACATTGCCCGGGTGGGGCAATTAGTAGGTGGAGATCACATCGAATATCGTGAAAATGCAGTGATTCCGTTGTCGACGCAGTCCAACGGACAGATCAGAATTTCTGTGCTGAATGAGTTAACGGTGCCTGGTGATCCTAACACCGCATCAACAGCTCCGCCCATTCAAATGAATGTTTTTGTTAAAGCTGGAGACGACATGAAGTTTAGTGTCCCCAACGCATCATACATTGACGATTTGTCTCTTACGCCGCTGATTTCACAGTCAGATATAACGGTATTGGAGTCACACTCTGAAGTCACAACAGATGCTACAACAGATCATTCTAGTATGGAAAATAAACCTGGAGAAACATTGAGTAAACAGTTAAATCCTGAGAACTCCCGATCAACAGACCACTTAACTGAGGTGTTTTTCGGTGAACATGTTACATCCCTTCGCGATTTATTTCGCCGTTATAGTTTTCATACCGCGTGGGCGTTACCCCCCGTCGGAGCCAACAAAGTTGGAGGTAACGATATTAGGAATAAAGTATTTCCCTTTCACAGAGCGTCTTTTGCCACAACAGCTGGCATACGCGAGGTTGCCACCGGGGTCGAGAATTACTCGATTAATCCCGCCACAACTATCCCGTTGACATATTGCTCCCCGGCTTTCGTCGGGTGGAGAGGTTCCATTCGCAGGAAAATGGTAAATAATGCAGAAGCAGGTAGTAATACTCGAATGATGGTTCCACGCCGTCTTCCGTATACAGCCGCTCTTCCTGAGGTCGTGCCCTTCACAATTGATAGTGAACTTGAATATTTCACTGGTGGTAGTTTCACCCGCTTTGCTGCGGCTGGACAGGAGCTCCTCTACACTCGCAATAATGCTTGTGTTGAGTTTGAGAACCCATACTATTTAAACCAGCGATTTTCGTCCACAAAGAAATTATTGGCACCGATCATCCAGTCTGAAACCCTTGTCGTTTCGGATTTTGTGCAAAGCGCTGCTGCGCAAAACACAACCAAGTACGTATTAGATTACGTTTCAACAGGAGAAGATTTCACACTCTTTTTCTTTTTAAACTGTCCCAGGTTTTACCGGTGGGAAATTCCACTGGACAGTTAGTGCCAAATGCTAATGGAAATAGCACACTCGCTTGAGTTATACGGAGGTATAACGAGGTCAGGACCCGACCGACTAGGCGCGAGAATAAATATAGTCTTGTATGAGCTTGTGCGTTGCACAAGGAGTCTCTTTAAGAGAAAAGATCGTAG